TATGCCAGAGCGTTCAACATAAACATGATCAATTGGGAATCCATGGTCACGAAACGCTTCTAAAAACTCTTTATGATCATCAAAGTCTGCTCGGGCAGTAATGATGATAGAGTGTGAGTTTTCGGATTGATTCCAAACAATATTCTTAGCTCTGTCCAGAACATTAGCTATGGGCTTGAATGTATCACGAAAGATTTTACCAGAACGAAACTGAGAGAAATCCAACTCTTCACCTTGACCAAGCTTATAGTTATTATACTCTCCCGCTGCAAGAGACTTAATTACCTTACCGTCTTTCTTAATGTTTACTTTTGCAGATGTTTTGCCTAAAGTATCATCAATATCCCACACGTTCAATGTGCGAATTTCGTTCTTATGCTTCTTCTGATATGCACTATATTTCATTTCGACCAATTCTTTGTGGCGTTGAAGTTTGCTTGTGAGAATTCCAATCGGTCCACAAGTTTAACTGCATTACCGATCTTATCGATAGCAACGAATCCTTCCGGTGCTGTTACTTTGAGTCCAGTGGAATCTGTTCTTAGATATGTTCCAACGGAATCTTGTACTTGCTGTAGTTTTTGCACAACCATATTTTTAGCACGAACCAGAAGATTTTGCAAGTCAAATATCTTCTTTAGCTCATTTTTATTTGCTCTATAAAATCCAATTATAATCTTCTTTTCCATTTCACGTTTCTGTCTGGTATCCGCTTTCTTAGCTTCCAGAATAGACTTGTTCAACTTTTCTTCTACACTGGAAATAAGTCCAGCAACGTGAGATGTTGTGTTTGTAATTTCTTTACCTTCACGAACCTTAAGATTATTCCATGCTTTGATTGTAATTTTGTATGTATCGTTTGTAGCAATCTGATTCATTGTGCGAGGAGATATCGTTCTAAACAATGAACCAGCTTGTGATAGAATAGCGTTCAAAGTATCCGTCTCTTGCTTGGTAAATGTAGCAGTACCAGAAGCATCAACGAATGATGCATCACGATACCACACATTCTTTGATATTTTCATACCACCGATATCAGCACCAAACGATGCTTTCATATCGGCCATCGTATCGCCATTGTATGTTGTATGCCAAACAATACCCATCTTTGCAGATGTTATAGATTTAGCAAGACCGCTATCAGCAGGAACAGCATATACGATTGTGTTTGGTTGGAATGTAATGTAAGACTTGCCATCAATCTTTTCAGTCTTAAGATCAGATGAAGTGAACATCATATCGCCTTGCATAACACCAGATATACCAAGTTCGGACAAATACTTCAAGGCAATCTTTAGCTTCACATTTAGTCCTGCACCAGGATGATTCTTATCAATGTCTGCATTGGTATAATTGAGCTTTGCGTTTTGAGCAAATACACCTTTCGTACCAACAAAGAATTTGCCGTTTTCTGGATTGATACCAGCAAAGATGGCTGGTGCGCCATCCCATTTAGTTGTTAAGTTCACTGACTTACCAGTAGCGTGACCAGCAAGCATATCACGAAGAGACTGTAAAAAAGATATCGCACCTCTTGTTCCAGAAACTCCTCCATTGAGTACTTCGTCCTCCAAGTGTTCTAAGTGAAGATTTTTGCCTTCTTTTGATTCTGTTAGATAGTCGTGAAAATTTATCATTTTATCCACTCTGTAACTTTTCTAGATCCTTTTGGTTGTATCGCAAATCTAGCACCAGCTACTCCAAAATTGCTTCTATCTCCTTTATATATTGCCATCATAACAGGTTCAAAATCTCCTGTTATGTCTTCACCATTTAGATGAGAGTGGTTTGCATTGAATTGCCATGATTTACCAACTTTTATAAGTTTTACTGGACCCTGCAAAACAACACTTACATTTTGTAATCCTAAAGGAGCATCATGTTTATAATCAACACCATATATTGACATTCTTTTAAGATTATTGTCCTTTATCATAGATGCAACAGTTGTTGCATTTGGTATGCCTTTAGGAAATTTATCTTGTATCTTTTTAATAAATTTTTGCGATTCTGGATGATTTTGTATATTGGCCTCAGTCATGCCACCCCATTGTTGAAAATCTTTTGCTGATGATCCTTCCTTGTGGGACAACCATATAATTTCATTTCCATTTTCATCAAGAATTGAAAAGTCTGATTTAGGTACACCTTTTGTCTTAACGCATTTTACAGCACGGTATGTCTTAGATTTAACTTTAATAGGAACAAACTTTTCGCCTGTTTTTGATCTTATCTCATTCATTTGTTTATTGATGGAATCAATTTCTCGCATTTCAATTCCAACACCAGCACCACCACCTGGCGGTTTACCTCCAAATTCTTCATTTTTCATAAAATTATTTAATTTATATCTTTTAGTCTTGCTATTCGCATCTTTAAATACTATTTTTTGAATTTCTAGTTGTTTTTTACTTAACAGTGCTTTGTAAATTGCACCTTCATATAATAAATTAACTTTAATCCTAGATGTAAGTTCAAATGGTTCACCTGCTTTATACTTATCAGCAAATTTTTTAATTCGCCAGTCATATTTTAACAGTTCTGTTGTTGACAATGCCGCCATAGAATCACTCCATTTTAAAGTATTTATCTACTCTATTTTCCAAGTGGGCATACTGTTTTAACTGGCATTTTTAATTCTATTTCTTATGTAAGACAACATTCCTTCAGTAAGTTTCTTTTTTCTTTTTGGAAGTTTTGGTGTTTCAAGGCTTCCAGTAGCTTTTGTTCCACCAAGGTGCTTACTCTTTCTAATTCTTGGTCTTAATCTAGAAATAGGTTCTTTATGTGCTTTTAAGAATTCTTTTGTAGTCATGACTTTAGCATCTTTGCCAATCTCAGCAATATGTGTCGCACGACCTTCTTCGGTCGCAAACTTGCCATTACCGGTCAGTGCTTCTTCTGCTACATGATGAATCAGGTCTGGATGTTTATCGTGAAGTTTTTGTACAATCTTATGGGCGCGTTCGTGGTCTCCAGCTTCCATATGTTTTCTGACTTTCTGCAGGTGTTCTTCATTTTCAGGTGTATCGATCTTGCCTTTCTTCATAGCATGGCTATAGATGGCATGAAACTCTGCAGGACTTCCAGACATAAGTTGTGAGTTGCCTGTCTTTTTGAACGAGATGGCTTTAACACCTTTCGTACTTTTTTTCGACCTGATGATCAGCGCATCACCTTTTGACGTTGCGCCAGCTCCAGTCACACCTTTGCTTAGATAATGCTTAGATAGTTTAGGCTTTGCTTTGCCAGAATGTTCCATAGAATCACCATCTTTATAGTGATCAGAAAAGTCTGGATGATTTCTCATTCCATGTAAAGTATGTGCAGCGTCTCTTAGATTTTGATAGTATGTCTTTCTTGCAAGTTTATGAGATTCCGAAGTACCTACTTTTTTGTTGTTGCCTGAAATCTTACCTGAAAACTCGTGGTCTTCAGCATTCTTGATGTGTAGAGGATGTTTTGGATCTTTTTCTGCCTTATCAATTTCAGCTAACGTGCTATCAAGGCTGTGTTTGCCCTTATCTTTTGCACTCATTCTCGAAAAGTGATTCCATACCTTCTTTACAGCATGTTCTTCATTATGTTTGCCATCTTTGTCGCTCGGCTTACGAATCGAACTTAAAGGAATTTTAACAGTTCTTGTACTACCAGACGGTGTAGCGTGTATATGAGTGACGCCGTTTTTATCTATTTCTTTGCGCTTGACCGTAAGTCTTGTTCCTTTTGGAATACCATCATGATCTTTTTCCAACTCATGGGTATCAGGTGCATGTCTGTCACCTTTAGGAAGATACGGATCAACATACTTTTCAATGTGTCGAGCCCCAACAGGTGATGCTGCCGTAGCGTTTAGTTTTGCTTCTGATATAATTTTATATTCTCTAAAGGTTAGGTTCATGTTATTCCTCATAGATAGATTTATGAGTATTTATCTATTCCATTTTCCGAGTGGACACTTGGCAAAAGGTATGAAAGATTTGTACTCCATGAAGCATCCACACTCTTTACATCGCGTAGATTCCTTATCATAGCGTTCACAGGAATTACAGACTTCTAGTCGTTCTTCTTTGATTATTCTTCTTTGTTCGAATGGGTTCATAATGCAAAAGGGCACCCGAAGGTGCCCACTTTCTATTGATAACAGATTTTCTTTTTCACGATTACATATCCATCGATGTTTGGATCATATACCCGCTTCTTTTTATACACACAACGAACTGGTGCTGGTTGTACATATTCTTCTTCATATAACACGACTGGCGGTGGTAGATATGGAGGTGCTGCATATACTCGATTGTTATTGCCGATGACTTCACCAACAATTAGACCACCGAGTGCACCACCTAAAATTCCAATAATAACGTTTTCGGAGTTATCAGCATGTGCCGGAATTGTACCAGCCAGCACTGCTACTGAAACTGCTGCCGCGATTAAAAACTTTTTCATGACTTCTTTCCCTGTTATATGGCGGAAGGTGAGGGATTCGAACCCTCGGTACCGATTAAGGTACGTCTCGTTAGCAGTGAGGTGCCTTAGACCACTCGGCCAACCTTCCATTATTCTATTACTCGTATATATGTATTATCTTTGCCATTCTCATCGATTAGACGATATAACCAACGAGCATTCTTTAGTTCAAGTCTAACACAACCATGAGATGCTGGAGATCCAAGACGTTCAACTTCACCTGTTGCATGGATTGCATATCCTCCGTGAAAGAAAATTGACCACGGCATTGGTGCATTATCATACTTCTTGCTATAGTGTAGTCTCTTAAGTAAATACGGACGATATTCTCCTGAAGGAGTATTGTATCCCTTTCTACCAGTAGAGATTGGCCATTCAAAACTATCTGTCTGAGTTTCCACATACATTGTCTGAGTTGACTTTTGTATGGTAATAACTACATCGGCTTTTACACCAACAACCAGCATGAAGATTGCAAAGATTACAACGCATACCATAACAAGAAATCTTGCCATTTTAAACTGCTTCCTTCATCAATTTTATTATTTCATCAAGACTTTCTTTTACATGCCATACTAACTTATCATTAGAATATATGATAGTAAATTTGTTACCATCTTCATCATGTTCTTCACACGAATAACCGATTATGTTTGTGTTTATTATAATTGGTTTTTCAAAACTTTTTTTTAATACACTGTGAACTTTAATAAACATTAAGCTACTTCCTTCCTAACATTCCAAATTGCGTCATTGAATCGATCATCATAGTAAGAAACTTAATCACTTGTCATACCTCACACGAATGAATCTAGGATGGCGGAACTTTCCATCGGGAGTAAGTTCCATACACTCAACTTCAATGATCACTTCGATCATCTTGTCTGTATTATATTCTATTCTATGAGCATCTGTCAACCCTGTTCCTACCTTGCCCATATCAGTTAGGAATGCACCAAGTCGTCCTTTATTTCTTCCAGTGCCTGGTTGTATTCCAGTAACAGCAACGTCATACGTTTCCGATGGCTTTACTTTGAGCCATTTATTTCCTTGACGCAGGACTAGACCTTCATCACCTTGACCTACTACAGATTCCAAAAGATGCTTAATGAAATCAGAAGAAGGATCATTAGCATCACAAATGAATAATCTGGAATCTAGTGGATCAAGTGAGTAGATATTTTCTTGAAAAATTTCTTGTTCCACTTTTTGAGTGCGAACTGCTGTGATCGTTTTTGCCCAATCACCGCAGTAAATTTCCACATCTTGTGGTTCGTCTATAACAAACTTATCAAGGTTGTAGAGAGGTTTGCCATTGCGAGAATAGCATCCCTCTCTTGTTAGCTTGGCTCGTACACCATCAATCTTACGTGTGATAGTCCATGTGCCAGACAACTGTTCACCTTTGTAAAGTTTACAGCCACGAAATTCAATCATGCTACATCCTTCTTGTGATCAATATGCTGAATAGCGTCCTTGTACCTGTCAGCACAGTAAGATGCCGCCCAAGCATTAGGCTTGACCAGAGGTATGATATTACACATACCGCGAATGTAACCAACCGCTTCGTTTATAACACATGAAGAACCATGCTTTGAATCTGGATTGATATCAAGATGGATCTCAACCACACGATCTTCCAGAGCTTCTTCAAGGTCTATGTATAGCTGTGCGGTCTTCATCACTTCATTCATAAGGCGCATCCGCGGCTTGTCCTTCTGCTGGTCATAGTCGCGCTCACGCACGATACCACCAAACACCTTACAACCGTTCTTGCCATTCTTATGAACAACTACCACGTTGATGTAGTCAGCATGCCACACGCCATCAATCTGAAAGCGTTCGGAATCGCCGCCTAGATATATCTTTGTTTCTGGAGTTTGTGATTGAATAAACGCACGAACGGCGTCTAGGTCGAGAGACTTTCTGATCATCGTTAAGTTCCTATTTAAAATGGTGCCCGCTGAGAGAATCGAACTCCCAACCTCGGATTACAAAACCGATGTTATGCCACTTAACTAAGCGGGCGTTATCTGGTGCCTCTATCCAGAATCGAACTGGAGCCAATCCCCTACCAAAGGATTGTTCTACCACTATACTATAAAGGCGTAGTTGGTGCGGATAGAGGGACTTGAACCCCCACGCCGAAGCACTAGTTCCTAAGACTAGCGTGTCTGCCATTTCACCATATCCGCGTTATTGGTAGCCGATGAGAGATTCGAACTCCCGACATTCTCGGTGTAAACGAGACGCTACTACCACTGAGCTAATCGGCCTTAATTTCGTCCATAATTTTTAGAAGAGCATGAAAACATTTTCTAGATTCCTCTACTATGTCTTCGCGTTCCCTAAACTTATTAAGTTCCACAATTGCGGCTTTTCTATCATCCCATTCTAGATGGGTTGTAGGATAGCCGACAAGTCTTCTACGCATAATCTCACCACCCATCAGGTGCGCTCCAGTAAGAACATAAGCAGCACCAGCAATATCTTTTTCCGTTATTAAGGAACTGGTGTATTTGTTAGCAGCACGTATTATATTAGCAGAACAGTTAGTGGCTGTCAAGTCATTTTGAACTCTTTCCGTTCTGTGGATAACTTTCGGAATATGTTGATCAACTTCCCAATGTATTGTATACAGAGCGGAAAGCCAGTCGGTATACCATTGCATTGGAGGACTTCCACTTGCCATAGCAGCACCAACTGGATGCGCTTCACAAGCATGGTGTAAATCTCTGGTAGCTTCCCATAGTGGTCCTGGCATATTCACTCCTAAAATTGGAGGCCCGTTAGCGGTTACTGCGATCAGTGATTCCTTATGGAAGGGTCAAGGCAGGAACTTACACCCCGAGGATTTATATACCGTCACGGGCCAACGACGGTTCTTTATTTACATTCCAGAAATTAGTGAAGATACTGAATCGTGAACCCAGACCCACCAAGCAGCAGCAGCGGCTACGATAGCAGCGCCACCCTTCTTAAGATCCCAGCCATTCTGCCACATTTCCCAGAGAACCCAGAGAACAGCAGCGACTAGAACTAATACAACGAGTGTGTTTAGCATGTTAATACCTCATTATTGGCCTTGATTGACCGTGAAGTATTTAGAATGCTCCTACTTCTTGGTATTACCAGATGCTTTGATAGCCTCGTTTAGACTTTCGGCTAATTTAGCGCCTGTCCAAATTAGAATGCCAAGACTGCGACCGTACTTATCTCTAGCATTATACTTGATACTATGATATTCAAATCTATCCCAGATTGCCTGACGCTCTTTTATCCACATCTTGGTAAAATCGGATGCAACAGTACCTGCTGCCTCTGCATTAGGTCCAAAGACTTCTGGTGTATCAACATTAAGAAGGCGAACACGCTCCTTAACTTTGATATGAAATCCAAGATCCAACTCAATATCGATAGTATCACCATCGACAACATTAAGAACTTTGCAATTATAAATGTACATTTATTATCCTTATAAAATTGGTGCGTCTGCCGAGTTTCGAACTTGGTTGTCCGGCTTATGAGACCGGTGAGATTGCCAACACCTCCCCAGACGCTTTGTGTGATTAGGTACCAGGTCCGTATAGACCAGTGGAAGGATCAAAACCTTCTATATCATTACTGTTGCTCTGAGGAGGATTTGTGTTATTACCACCGCCGTTGTTATTGTCGGGCTGGCTACTGTTGTCTGTGTCAGTATCGGGACCAGTACCAGGATCTTCACCACCAGTATCTGGCTCAGTACCAGTGTCTTCGTTGCCAGCATTCGAATCAGTACCAGGATCATTGTTATTGGTGCTGCCGATGCCGACACTACCGTTGTCATTCTTCTTTGACTTGTCGTTAGCCTTCATATTAAACTTGAAGTCGGGAAGCTTTGCGCTAGAACCAGAACCGTTATTACAACTCGTCCATTCCTTACGAAGAGCCTTGAAACATTGCTTGTCAAGACCACCAAGAGCAGCACTGGCATGAGCAATAGTAGTAAAGGTAGTGGCGGCTAGTGCCAACGTGCCGATTAGAATAGTCAACTTCATTTCAAATTTCCTTTATTTAATTTCCATTAATATGTGGTGTGTTCTCTCTGGATCGAACAGAGTTCT